TTAAGCGCCACTGCAAGGGGGTCGTGAAACGCTACCCCCCTTGAAACCCCTGGTGGCACCCAGGAATTCGCGTTCATCTATGAGGGCGACCTCTACCGACTGATCATCGGCAGCAAGTTGCCCGCCGCACGCCAGTTCGAATCCTGGGTCATCGACGAGATTCTGCCCTCGATCCGCAAGCATGGCCTGTACATCACCGACCGGGTGATCGAGGAGATCCTCACGAATCCGAAGGCTCTTCTCGCCATCTTGCAGTCCTACGTGGAGGAAAAGGAACGCAACGAAGCCCTTGCGGCAGAGAACCTCCAGCAAGCCCAACTGCTGCTCGAGGCACGTCCGAAGGTCACCTACTACGACATGGTGCTCCAGTCCGAGAGCCTGCTGACCACCACCGAGATCGCCAAGGACTACGGGCTCACGGCCCGCAAGCTCAACAAGCTGCTCCATGAGCTGGGTGTGCAGTTTAAGCAGTCTGGCCGCTGGTTCCTCTACGCCGCCCACGCTGAGGCCGGCTATGCCCAGTCCAAGACCTTCGTCTACGACGAAGAGACTGGCAAGACCAATACCCACCTGTACTGGACCCAGAAAGGCCGACTCTTCATCTACGAGACCCTCAAGCATGAACGTGGTCTACTGCCTTTGATCGAGCGCGGGGTGGCCGAGTGAACTCCACCGACTCGACTATCCCGCGCCTGAACGCCTCAGGGTGTGTGGACCCGACCGCCTATGAGGTGCTCAAACGTGAGCAGCGTGCCCAGTTCGGATACCGCCCCTTGGCCTACATTTGTTCACCATTCGCTGGCGATACCGAGGCCAACATTCGCCTGGCCCGCCGCATGTGCGCCGCAGCAGTTGCTCGCCGTCGCATCCCCATCGCACCGCACCTGCTCTTCCCGCAGTTCATGGATGACACCAAGCCCACCGAGCGGGAACTCGCCATGTTCATGAACCGCATTCTGCTGTCCAAGTGCGAGGAGGTGTGGGTGTACGCCCCGCATATCAGTCCCGGCATGAAGCAGGAAGCCTGCTGGGCCCGCCACCTCGATATCCCTATCCGTTTTCTCGATTCCGACTTCCGGGAGATCCAGCCATGACCACTTTCACCTTGTTCACCGCCACGACCAGCGGGCTGGCCTCGAACACCCACTACCCGAACAAGGCCACTATTACTGACGCGGCCGCCCTGGAGGTGGCAGCCCGGTTCGACCATGTTGCTGCCGAATACCAGGGCAATCAGCGCTCCACTCACGGGTTCGTCACCTCGGACTGTCTCGTGATGGACATCGACAACGACCACAGTGAGAACCCCGATGAGTGGGTGACCCCGCAGGGTTTGGTAGACCTGCTAGCGGGCGTGGAGTTAATGACCGCCACGTCCCGCAACCACAACACCTCCAAGCACGGAACACCAGCCAGGCCGCGCTTCCACGTCTACCTGCCCATCAGTCCGGTGACCGACCCAGCCACCTACGCGGGGTTGAAGAAGTCCCTGGCTGACCGCTTTAGCTTCTTCGATGCGGGGGCGTTGGATGCGGCCCGGTTCCTCTACGGACACCCCGCCCCACAGGTGGAAGCCTTCACCGGCACCTTGCTGGTCGACGAGTGGCTGACCCGCCAGGCCGAGGCAGATGCGTTCGCCGCGTTCGACGCCGCCACACTCGCTATCGGGGAAGGTAGTCGTAACGCCACTCTCTCTAGGTTCGCCGGGCGGGTACTGATCCGTTACGGGGATACCGAACAGGCCCGCACCTTCTTTGACCGCAAGGCCGCACTGTGTGACCCGCCCCTGCCGACCGCGGAGCTGGAAGCGATCTGGCGCTCAGCATTGAGGTTTGGTAAGAAAGTCGCCGAGAACCCGGACTACATCAGCCCGGATGCCTACGCCATGCTGACCGGGCTGTGCCCCGATGACTTCACTGATCTCGGGCAGGCCACCATTATGGCGATCAACTACCTCGACCGGGTCCGCTACAGCCCCGCCACCAAATACCTCGCCTACGACGGTGGCGTGTGGTTGGAAAACGAGCAGGTCGCCCACCGGTTCTTCCAAGACCTCACCGAACGCCAACTCACCCAAGCCCGCGACAATCTCGCCAAGGCGAGAACCGTTGCCGCAGACACTGGTGCGCTGCAACTGCTGGCATCGGCATCCAAGGCGAAGGCACTGGCAGCGATGACCCCAGCCCAACGCGACGCCTTCGAGAGCGTTGAACGCGCTGAAGCCTGGCTGGCATTCGTCTACAAATGCCGTTCCTCGCGCGGCATCCAGGCCGCCATGAAAGAAACCCAACCCCTGGTGCTCATCGACCCAGGTGATCTGGACCAGGATCCCTACCTGCTGTGCACCCCGGGCGGCACCCTCGACCTGCGCGAAGGCGAATCATCCCTGCGTCCCAACCAGCCCAGAGATCTCATCACCCGGCAAACCAGCCTCGCCCCCAGCAGCGAGGGCATGGACGTATGGCTGGCCGCCCTCGAAGTCATCTTCCAAGGCAACCGCGAGCTCATCGGCTACGTGCAGCGGATCTGCGGCCTGGCAGCAATCGGCAAAGTCATGGTCGAAGCCCTCATCATCGCCTACGGGGATGGAGCCAACGGCAAATCCACCTTCTGGAACACCATCGCACGAGTACTCGGAACCTACGCCTCATCCATCAACGCTGAGGTGCTCATCGCCGGCAAGAAAAACAGCGCCAAGAACGACATGGCTGAAACCCGCGGCCGCCGCCTACTGATCGCCGCCGAGACCGAAGAAGGCAAACGCCTGTCCACCGCTTCAGCCAAGCAGCTGGCCTCCACGGACAAGATCGCGGCGGAGAAGAAGTTCAAAGACCCCTTCTCGTTCACCCCTTCCCACTCCCTGGTGCTGTACACGAATCATCTGCCCAAGGTCGGGGCCATGGACCACGGCATCTGGCGCAGGCTCATCGTCGTCCCCTTCGAAGCCAAGATCGAAGGCAACCGGGATGTGAAGAACTACGGGGACGTGCTCTACGAGCAGGCCGGCGGTGCCGTATTGGCCTGGATCATCGAAGGAGCCAGGCTCATCCACGCCGAGAACTACCAGCTCACCCCACCCGCCTGCGTGGTCGAGGCCACTGAGGCGTACAGAGAGTCGAATAACTGGTTTGCCCACTTCCTCGATGACACCTGCGATGTCGGCCCGGACCTTGAGCAGCCCTCCGGCGAACTGTACCAGGCCTACCGGGCGTGGGCTTTGGCCACCGGCGAATACGTGCGCTCGACCCGCGACTTCTACACCGCCCTCGAGCATGCCGGATACCAACGACGCCGCACCAACCGAGGCTGGCAGGTACGCGGCCTAGCCCTCAAAGACAACAACCTCTAAAGCAGAAAGGACCGTGATCATGCGATTCTACGAATGGGTCATCCAACACCACTACGGCAAACCCACCCCACTGGGCGACTTAGCCGGCGACATGGCATTCGACGAGTACACCGGCCCCAACTCCCACGGGGCGATTCGTGCCCACCTTGATCGGTGCGGTGCAGTACAAGGATGCCTCGATGCCTTCGAGCAAGCCTGGGATGAATACAGCCACGCCACGGATCGGCGCAAGCCAACCACCATGCCTAGGGTTGGTGGCCGCCATAAGCTCCCCATCCCCATCATCGGAAACTGGATCGACTCCACCAGCACCGACGGTGACCCGGGTCTGCTGAGGGTTTGGTTGACAGTTTTCCTTCTGATTTTTAGGCCGCAAGGGATGCGGCTGGTTCCATGATTGTTTCGTATTCGATTGGTGTCAATTTACCCAGTGCTCGTTGCCGTCTTTTCCTGTGATATGTCCGTTCAATCCAGTGAGTGATCGCGGCAGATAGTTCACGGCGCCTGTTCCAAAAGCCACGATCAAGAACGTTCTTTTGTACAAGAGCGAAGAAAGATTCCATCGCAGCGTTATCCCCACACGCTCCAACTCTGCCCATAGATCCCTTCGCGCCGTAAGATTTCAGCGCGGCACGGAATTTTCTAGAACGAAATTGCGAGCCACGATCAGAGTGAATGATTACGCCATGGGGATTGCCTCGTTTCCTCATCGCATCATCGAGCGCCGCCACCACGAGGCGTGATTTCATCCGCCCACCGGTCGCATAGCCCACGATTCTTCGCGAGCACAGGTCTTTGATCGCACACAGATACAGCTTGCCCTCTTTGGTCCAATGCTCCGTAATATCTGTAACCCACGCAACGTTGAGCGCATCAGCGTGGAAGTGACGCTGTAACAGGTCATCATGTACTGGAGCACCCGACTTCTTCCCACGCGACTTACGCCTAGCGATCACCGAGAACACCTGAGCATGAGAACACAAACGCCATACTCGACGCTCAGAAATCTCTATCCCTTGATCATGGAGCTCGTCTGCTATCAGGCGGTAACCAAATTCAGGATCGTCACTGTGAATCTGGCGAATCTTGTCTATAAGTTCTACTTCTTGGGCTTGCCTGTCCGAAACTGGCTTAGCAGCCCATTTATAAAACGCTTGGCGGGAAAACCCCAGTACCCGAGCCGCTACCGTCAAGGTCGCCTTACCTGCCTTGATCAGCTTTTCCACGGTCGGGAAGACCCTTTTGGGCGAATCACCTCTTGAGACAGGTACGCCGCCGCTGCACGTAGCACTTCGTTTTCCATTTCCAACTCGCGAATCCGTTTCAAAGCCTGGCGCATCTCTTGAGCCACTACCGGATCAGCACACGGTTGCATCCCCTGAGCCTGCAACCTCGCATCAGTAATCTATTTTTGCAACGAGGAACGCGAGATCCCTAAATCAGCACACACCTGCCGGCGAGCAACCCCAGACTCCACCAACGCCACGGCATCAGCTTTGAACTGCTCTGAATACAACTTCGGCATGATCAATATCCTTCCCTGCCCCGCCCCAGCGAAACAAGCTAGACGTCAACCAAACCCTCAGCAGACCCATCTGACGTTCTACCCGGTGATCTATGGGGCTGACCCTGAGGATGATTGGCTGGACGAGGCGGTGTGGCGTAAAGCCAACCCAAGCCTGGACATCACCGTGCCCATCGACAAGGTGCGGGCGGCCGCCCACTCGGCCCGCATCAACCCCGCCGAAGAAAACGCCTTCCGTCAGCTGCGCCTCAACCAGTGGGTGAAGCAGTCGATTCGGTGGATGCCGATGCACCTGTGGGACAAAGGCAACGCTCCCATCGACCTTGCCTCCTTGGAGGGGAGGGTGTGTTACGCCGGCCTGGACCTCGCATCCACGACCGACATCACCGCGCTGGTGTTGGTGTTCCCACCCCGGGACGAGACCGAGCCGTATGTGGTGGTGCCGCATTTCTGAATCCCTGAAGACAACATCGAGCTTCGGGTGAACCGTGACCATGTGCCCTACGACCAGTGGGAACGCGAAGGCCTGTTGCATACCACTGAGGGCAACGTAGTCCACTACGCAGCCATCGAAGCGTTCATCGAGGAACTCGGCATCTGCTACGACATTCGGGAGATCGCCTACGACCGTTGGGGCGCGGTGCAAATGTCGCAGAACCTCGATGCTCTGGGCTTCACCGTTGTGCCTTTCGGCCAGGGGTTCAAAGACATGAGCCCGCCGAGCAAGGAGCTGATGAAGCTCGCACTGGAAGGCCGGATCCAGCATGGTGGGAACAAGGTGCTCGCGTGGATGGTCGACAACATCCACATCCGCACCGACCCTGCCGGCAATATCAAACCCGACAAGCAAAAGTCCACCGAGAAGATCGACGGCGTCGTCGCCCTCATCATGGCCCTGGACCGGGCCATCCGAAACGGCAACGCCGAGCCTGCGCATTCGGTGTACGACGAGCGCGGACTACTCGTGCTCTAACCCAGTCAGGAGGAAACAATGGGTCTACTTGCCTGGCTACGCCCACGCAGTGCTACTAACACGCAGCTCTCATCGGGATACTCGTTCCTGTTTGGCCCCACGAGCTCGGGCCGTGCGGTGAACGAGCGCACCGCCATGCAGATGACCGCCGTCTACAGCTGCGTGCGGATTCTGGCGGAAGCTATCGCCGGCCTACCCCTGCACGTCTACAACACCCGCCCGGATGGCGGCAAAGAGAAGGCGGTGACCCATCCGCTCTACCGGCTGCTGCATGATGAGCCAAACCCGGAGATGACGAGCTTCGTGTTCCGGGAAACCCTCATGACCCACCTGCTGTTGTGGGGTAACGCCTACGCGCAGGTGATCCGTAACGGACGCGGCGAAGTCATCGCCCTGTACCCGCTCATGCCCAACCGCATGAGTGTAGGCCGGGATAGCGCGGGCCGGCTCTACTACGAGTACCAGCGCACAAGCGAGGAGCCCCCAAACGCCCAGTACGAGAAGGTGGTACTCCCACCCTCCGAGGTGCTGCACATTCCGGGGCTGGGGTTTGACGGCCTGGTGGGCTACAGCCCGATTGCGATGGCGAAAAACGCGATCGGCATGGCCCAAGCCTGCGAAGACTACGGAGCCTCCTTCTTTGCTAATGGTGCCGCCCCCGGTGGGGTGCTGGAACACCCCGGCACGATCAAAGACCCCTCCCGCGTGCGCGAATCCTGGACAGCCATGTTCGGGGGAGCTAGGAACGGTAACAAGATCGCGGTGTTAGAGGAGGGCATGAAGTACACGCCTATCAGTGTGTCTCCGGAGCAGGCGCAGTTTTTGCAGACCCGGAAGTTCCAGATGGGTGAGATCGCCCGGATCTTCCGCATCCCACCCCACATGATCGGCGACCTGGACAAATCCAGCTTCTCGAACATCGAGCAGCAGTCCCTTGAGTTCGTCAAATACACGTTGGATCCGTGGGTGATCCGCTGGGAGCAAGCCCTGACCAAGACCCTGCTGGATCCTCGCGATACCGGGGTGTTCGTGAAGTTCAACCTCGAGGGTCTGCTGCGCGGTGACTACGCGTCCCGTATGCAGGGCTATGCGGTAGCGCGGCAGAACGGGTGGATGAGTGCCAACGACATCCGAGAGCTTGAAAACCTCGACCGTATCGCACCCGAGGATGGTGGGGACTTGTATTTGGTCAACGGCAACATGCTGCCCCTGTCCCTGGCCGGGGCGTATGCCACCACCCAGACACCTAACCCAACGACACCCGAGGAGGACACCAATGACCCAGCCCAAAGCATCCGCCAGAGAGGAGGCAGGCTATGACGGTTAACCGTTTTTGGAACTGGGAGCAGCCCCCAGCCGATCCGCCCGGTGAGCATGATGCCCACCGGGTTTTGCGTATCGGCGGCGTGATTGCCGCTGACTCCTGGTTCGATGATGACGTCACGCCCGGCATTTTCCGCTCCGAGCTGGAAGCAGGCGCAGGGCCCATCCAGGTGTGGATCAACTCCCCGGGCGGGGATTGCGTGGCTGCGGCTGAGATCTACACGATGCTCATGGACTACCCGTATCCGGTCACCGTGATCATCGATGCCCTGGCCGCAAGTGCCGCGAGCGTGATTGCGATGGCTGGTACCGAGGTGTTGATCTCTCCGGTGGGGATGATGATGATCCACAATCCCGCCACCCTGGCCACCGGAGACGCCGCCGAACTATCACGCGCGGTGGAGATGCTCGGCGCTGTCAAGGAATCCATCATCAACGCCTACGAGCTGCGCACGGGCATGCAGCGGGCGAAGCTTGCCCGGCTGATGGATGAGGAAACCTGGATGGACGCGAAAGCCGCCATCGCGATGGGGTTTGCTGACGGCCTCTACCAACCCAGCGAACCCACACAAGTGTTCACGCCATCTGGCCCCGCCCAGCCTGCCGCTGTTGACCCCGTACCCGACAACCTGGGTGCGGGGTTCACCTATAGCGCCGCGGCAACCACCGCCGTGTTGGTGAACAAGATCAACCACCACCAACCCGCTGTACCTGAACGTCGAGGTCGGCGGATTACCGACCTGTACGCCGCCCTGGCAAACCAACCCCACTAGATCGTGAAAGGAACACTGATCATGACCCTGACTACCACTGACCTCTACGCCCGCCGCGCTGCAGCTTGGGAGGCCGCGAAGGCTTTCCTCGATGAGCGCCGCGATGCTGAGACCGGATGCCTCTCCGCTGAGGACGACCAGACTTATACCCGTATGGAGGCAGAGATCGAGGACCTCACCCGAGAGATCGCCCGCAACGAGCGTGCCGAAGCGCTCGAAAACCAGCTCGCCCGCGCAACCCGCATGCCCCTGACCGCCCGGCCCGGCATGAACACCGCCGTCTTCCACACCGACGAGGAGGAACCTCAAGGTCGCGCCTCCGCTTCTTATAAGCGGGCGTTTTGGGACGCGATGCGCCTGAACCACAGCCCGGCAGAGGTGCGAAACGCCCTGTCCGTCGGCACGGACACAGAGGGCGGCTACCTCGTGCCCGACGAGTTCGAACGCACCCTGGTCGACACCCTGGCCGACCAGAACATTATGCGCACCCTGGCCAAGGTCATCACCACCACCAGCGGGGACCGCAAGATACCAGTGGTCGCCACCCACGGGTCTGCCGCCTGGCTGGATGAGGGCAAGCCCTACACCGAATCCGACGACACCTTCAACCAGGTCACCCTCTCCGCGTTCAAGCTTGGCACCTTCCTCAAAGTCTCCGAAGAGCTCCTCAACGACTCGGCCTTCGACATCGAGGCCTACCTGGCCTCCGAGTTTGCTCGTCGCATGGGCGCTGCCGAAGAGGAAGCCTTCATCAATGGGGATGGCTCGGGTAAGCCCACCGGTGTTTTCCACCCCACCTCTGGTGCCCCGTCGACGGTGACCACGGCGAAGGCCACCGACATTACGGCAGATGAGCTCATCGATCTGCACTATGCGCTGCGGGCTCCGTACCGCAAGAACGCGGTGTGGCTGATGAACGACGCCACCGTGAAGACCGTGCGCAAGCTCAAGGACACCACCGGCCAGTACCTGTGGCAGCCGGCCCTGACCGCTGGGGATCCGGATACGATCCTGGGCCGGCCCGTCTACACGTCCACGTTCGTGCCTGAGATTAAGGCCGGTGCCCGCACCGTTGCCTTCGGGGACCTGTCTTATTACTGGATTGCCGACCGCGTGGGCCGCTCCTTCAAGCGACTCAACGAGCTGTTTGCCACCACGGGGCAGGTTGGGTTCCTGGCTTCCCAGCGGCTCGATGGCAAGCTGATTGTTCCCGAGGCCGTGCAGGTCCTCACCCAGAAGGCCAGCGCCTAAACCCCAGCAAGCGATTAAGGAGGTGGCGGATGTCCACAGGAGAACTCGCCACATTGGTGAAAGCGAATCTGCAGGTCGACTTCGATACGGATGATGAGCTGATCGCTCACCTGGTGGATGCCGCCACCTCCTACGCTGCGTCTTTTCAGCACTTGCCGGATGGGTTCTACGCCACCCACGCGATGAGCCCGGCCACCACCCAGGGTGTGGTCATGCTGGCAACCCACCTGTATGAGGCACGCGATGGAGCAACCGGAGGGTTTTGGGCAGACAAAACCGACGCCGCCCGCACCGCTTGGGAAGCCATCCACAGGCTGCTCGTCTTGGATCGCGAATGGAAAATCTAGAAACGAGGTGATCCTGATGGGTTTGGGACAGATGCGGCATTTCATCGACATCATTGCCCTGAGCCACGCCAGGGATGCTGCGGGCTTCGACCTCACCCATGAGCAGATCGTTGCTCACGTCAGGGCCGAGGTGGAACGCCGCCACGCCAGCTCAGCGTGGGTTAACCGTGCGGCCTACACGAAAGCCACCGCGATCTTCCGCATCCGCACCCACCCCGGCATCACTGAGGATGAGTCCATGGTGATCGCCGCAGCCGATGGGCGCTGGGTGATCGACAGCGTCGAACAGGTCGGCCGCTACACCGTGATTGAGGCACACCAACACATCCCAGAAGGCGGCGCTGTGGAAGGAGGCGGGTGATGGCGAAGGCAACCGTGAAACTCCCCACCACTGTGCTCGATGAGCTTACGGCGGCAGGAGCCCACCTGGATGAGCACGCCGAATCAGCACTCAAAGCCGGAGCAAGCGTGGTTGAGCCGGTCATGCGAGCCAACCTCACAGCAGCCATCACTGGCCAATACTCCACCGGGCAGCTTGCCGCAGCTGGGCCTAACCCCGGTGAAGACGGATCGGGCAGGAAACCACAACGTGAAAGTCGGCTTTGACGAGCCCCGCCAAGACGGGAGTTCGAACGCGAAGATCGCGACCATCCTCGAATACGGATCCACCCGCCAAGTAGCCCGCCCGTTTCTTACCCGCACCCGCCGCACCACCCGCGCCCCAGCCCTGGAGGCCATGAAACGAGTGTTGGCCGAGCGCCTCCCGAAAGGCGACACATGAGCACACCACTGCTGGAGCATCTCACCACCGTCTGCGAGGGGCTGGGCCTTTCGGTGCGGGTGGGCCTGTTTACCGAAACCCCGCTACCGGAAGCGTTCGTGGTGCTCACCCCACTAGTCGACACCCTGGCCCTGTACGGGGATAACACCCCAGGAGCCCAGATCGAAGAAGCACGCATGAGCGTGTATGCGCGGGGCAACTACCTGACGCTTCGCGACCAGCTCACCGCCGCTCTGCTCGATGGTGGTGTCACGATCACGGCCCGTTCCTATATCGGGTTCGAGGACGAGACCGGCTACCACCACTACGCCATCGACACCCAAACCCACCACACGCTCTAACGAAAGGAAACCCCAACTATGGCAACCATTGGACTCGACTCCCTGTACTACGCAACCATCACGGAAAACCCCTCCACTGGGGAGGAAACCTACGGAACGCCTAAGCAGCTGGCTAAGGCAATCAGCGCGGAGGTGTCAATCGAGGTCGCCGAAGCAATCCTGTATGCGGACGACGGGCCTGCCGAGGTCGTCAAAGAGTTCAAGTCCGGCACCCTGACCCTGGGTGTGGATGACATCAGTGCCGAGGTTGCCGCCGACCTGGTTGGTGCGGTCATCGATAAGAACAAGGTGCTGGTCTCTGCATCCGAGGATGGTGGGGCTCCGGTTGCGATCGGGTTCCGCGCCCGCAAGGCGAATGGCACCTACCGGTACTTCTGGCTCTACAAGGTACGCTTTGCTGTTCCGACCGCGTCGCTGACCACCAAGGGCGATTCGATCGAGTTTTCCACCCCGGAGATCGAGGGCACGATCCTGCGCCGCACCAAGCCCGACCCCTCGGGCAAGCATCCGTGGAAGGTGGAAACCACCGAAGGCGAAGCCGCAAAGACCATCACGGACGGTTGGTTCAAGACCGTGTACGAGCCGGCCTACACCACAACCACCACGACCACAGGCTCTGGCAACTAAGGAGGACACGCATGACCACCAAGAAGAAGACCCCCACCAGCGTGCTGCCCGAAGGCCCGGGACACTCCGCGTTCATCCGCCTGGGCGGACGGGACCTGGAGCTGGTGCTCACCACCCGCGCCACCCGGGAAATCGCCTCACGCTACGGCGGGCTTGAGCAGCTTGGCGACAAGCTGGAATCCTCCAATGATTTGGGCGAGCAGATCGGTGAAATCTGCTGGCTGATCGCCCTGCTGGCCAACCAGTCCGTCCTCATCCACAACCTGCACGCCAACGGGGATGAGTGGCCTCAGATCACCGCTGAGGAGGTTGAGCTTCTCACCGTGCCCGGTGAGCTTGCCGACTATAAGGACGCGATCACAGCAGCCTTGGAGGCGGGCATGCGCCGTGAGGTTGCCTCCCCAAAAGCCTGACCAGCACACCCGCAGGTAGCGGATGGGCCGAAACACTGACCAGGCTCACGTACCTGGCCCACCGCTACCTGCACCTGGACCGCTGGCAGAGCGCCCTGCTCCCACTCGGTGTGCTCCTGGACTTGGTCGAATGCCACTGGCAACACGAACAACCAGGCCGCAGCGGTGTTGAACTCACAATCGACGACATCATCCCGCCAGGGATCTAAGCCAAACCAAGGGAGTGGGGAGAACAGGAGGCAAGCCCCGGTGGAACACTATCTCTGGCAGCACCTGCTGTACATGTGTTCTCGCCGGGGCATGTACCAGTGTAAGAAAAGCGGTAACCCCGGCGATGCAGCCAAAGCTGGGGATCGTTCCGGGGTCTTCGCCAGTAGAGTTTACCCTAGTCTGCGCCGGCGCAGGTCTTGTTAATCCGCTGTACATCTGGCACTCTGGAGATGGACGCCTAATAGTGCTCCAATTCCGAGGCCCGTGTTTCGACACGGGCTTTCGCGTTGCTGTGGGTCAGCAATCTAGCTAGGACCAGAGGTCGAGCTCGCGCCAATTCTCGGGCGCTCCGAGGCGATGGAACGAGACGAGCTGGTTGTGCGGATAGCTTTCCAGAACGCCTACGAGGTCAGGTACACCTCCATCTGTTCCCAAAACAGCATGCAGATAACGTATGAGGCTGAGCTGACCAAACACGAGATGTGAGACGTTCTCAACTGGCTTCATACGAGGATCATCGATTGTCTTTGGTTTAATGTCGAACACTCGCGTAAACAAGCGAGCATGATGAGCCGAATAATTCCGCAGGATATTGAGCGACTTTAGCCACGACTCCAATTGCGGCCCGCTCATATTGCACTCTCTAGCTATGCGATTGCGAGCAGGGTTGGGAGTAAACCTGTACAGGTGGGAGAGCATTCCCCAATCCATGACTTCGACAGCCACCCAGACAGGAAGGATTCCGTCATATTGGCTGCGGTGGTGCTTGACGAAGTCCTCCCGAGAGTTACTCAACGCTTGGCGATATTTCCTTACCCAGTCATCATGCTCAGTAGCTTTTTCTTTGCGAGCTTTTTCTTTGCGTTTTGAAGGATTACTCGCGGTAGCGTTGAGCTTCGACGCATCGAGGTGAATCAGAGGGTCAAGTGCCCCGAGATGGTAGCCAAGCAATGAACGGATCGCTAGCTCTACGGGAGCAAGGTTCGCAAAAACCGCGTGGCGCAATCGAGCATCGAAGTCGTAGAGCGCGAGGACAAGATCGAGGGTGGCGCCGTCCTTGAAAACATCGAGTGCCGTGCGTGTTTGGGGATCTACTTGACGCATCGAGTGCCAGTAACCCGATAGCCGATAGTAGTTATGCGTGCGCAGAACTTCGGCAGCATGCGCCGGATCGTCGATGCCCATTCCTCGTGACTGGAGGATGCTGACCTGTTCCTCATAGCTCTTGAACGGCTTTGTCCCCATGCGACCTCGTGAAGATAGAAAGGGACCGGCCCTGGACTCCCACCGAGATGGGCAGCGGAACCGGTCGTGTTGACACCCATGCTAGCACACTGATGCCGAGCACGCACTAGGTCACGATTGCGCCAGGGGCCTGGCCTCTCTGTTCCGATAGGACACCCTCGGCACATGACGACCGTCTCTGACCACATCCGAAGACGTGGCGAGCCGGTACTGGTAGGACCAGATTAGTACGTAACGCTACGGGAGCCAAGAAGCACGCAGCCATCACGCGTCAGAGTGCTCCAATACCCCAATTTTCCAGCTTCCTTATGCCCCTCCACGTGTTGTGGTGGGGCTTTTCTGTATCCCCAGAAAGGCATACCCCATGGCTGATTCGACTTTTGGTTTGAAGATTGGCCTGGAGGGCGAGCGGGAGTTCAAGAAGGCGATCGCGGACATCAACCGTGAGATGCGGGTGCTCGGCTCAGAGATGAAGGTGGTGGCCTCCCAGTTCGGCAAGAACGCCACCGACGCTGACGCCCTAACTGCCCGCAACCAGGTACTGGGCAAAGAGATCGAGGCCCAGCGCTCCAAGATTCAGGCGCTCAAGGCCGCACTGGATAACGCGTCTGCCTCCTTCGGCCAGTCGGATTCTCGCACCCAGAACTGGCGGATCCAGCTCAACAACGCCACCGCCACGCTCAACGACATGGAGCGCGAACTTTCCGAGAACACTTCCAAGATCGACCAGCTCACCACCGCGGCAGGCTCCAGTGAGGGTGAGCTCAAGGACGCGGCCAGTGGTGCGGACAAGCTCTCCCGCGAGGTTGATGAACTAGGCGGCGAGCTGGACGACACCTCGGGTAAGACCCGCATCTTTGGTGATGTCCTGAAAGCGAACCTTGCTGCCGAGGCCATCATCGGTGGGGTCAAAGCCATCGGCGGGGCGATCGCGGGGATTGGTCGTGGGTTTGCCCAGGCCATGAAGGATGGTGTTGCCTACAACGCCTCGATGGAGCAGTACACTACGAGCTTTACCACCATGCTGGGTGACCAGGCCAAGGCCCAGCAGCTGGTCAACGACCTGAAGGTCACGGCCGCGAAAACCCCGTTTGGGATGGAGGATCTAGCCAAAAACACCCAAACGTTGATGGCCTTCGGTATCAGCGCGGATGAGGCGAAGCTGCGGCTTGGCCAGCTGGGTGATATTTCCCAGGGCGATGCCCAAAAACTCGAATCCCTCACACTTGCCTTCGCACAGGTCTCTAGTGCCGGCAAGCTCTCCGGTCAGGATCTGTTGCAGAGGGTCTGCTGAGGGTTTGGTTGACGTCTAGCTTGTTTCGCTGGGGCGGGGCAGGGAAGGATATTGATCATGCCGAAGTTGTATTCAGAGCAGTTCAAAGCTGATGCCGTGGCGTTGGTGGAGTCTGGGGTTGCTCGCCGTCAGGTGTGTGCTGATTTAGGGATCTCGCGTTCCTCGTTGCAAAAATAGATTACTGATGCGAGGTTGCAGGCTCAGGGGATGCAACCGTGTGCTGATCCGGTAGTGGCTAAAGAGATGCGCCAGGCTTTGAAACGGATTCGCGAGTTGGAGATGGAAAACGAAGTGCTACGTGCAGCGGCGGCGTACCTGTCTCAAGAGGTGATTCGCCCAAAAGGGTCTTCCCGACCGTGGAAAAGCTGATCAAGGCAGGTAAGGCGACCTTGACGGTAGCGGCTCGGGTACTGGGGTTTTCCCGCCAAGCGTTTTATAAATGGGCTGCTAAGCCAGTTTCGGACAGGCAAGCCCAAGAAGTAGAACTTATAGACAAGATTCGCCAGATTCACAGTGACGATCCTGAATTTGGTTACCGCCTGATAGCAGACGAGCTCCATGATCAAGGGATAGAGATTTCTGAGCGTCGAGTATGGCGTTTGTGTTCTCATGCTCAGGTGTTCTCGGTGATCGCTAGGCGTAAGTCGCGTGGGAAGAAGTCGGGTGCTCCAGTACATGATGACCTGTTACAGCGTCACTTCCACGCTGATGCGCTCAACGTTGCGTGGGTTACAGATATTACGGAGCATTGGACCAAAGAGGGCAAGCTGTATCTGTGTGCGATCAAAGACCTGTGCTCGCGAAGAATCGTGGGCTATGCGACCGGTGGGCGGATGAAATCACGCCTCGTGGTGGCGGCGCTCGATGATGCGATGAGGAAACGAGGCAATCCCCATGGCGTAATCATTCACTCTGATCGTGGCTCGCAATTTCGTTCTAGAAAATTCCGTGCCGCGCTGAAATCTTACGGCGCGAAGGGATCTATGGGCAGAGTTGGAGCGTGTGGGGATAACGCTGCGATGGAATCTTTCTTCGCTCTTGTACAAAAGAACGTTCTTGATCGTGGCTTTTGGAACAGGCGCCGTGAACTATCTGCCGCGATCACTCACTGGATTGAACGGACATATCACAGGAAAAGACGGCAACGAGCACTGGGTAAATTGACACCAATCGAATACGAAACAATCATGGAACCAGCCGCATCCCTTGCGGCCTAAAAATCAGAAGGAAAACTGTCAACCAAACCCTCAGCAGACCCATTCATTTCTGGAACAGTAACAATATGTGGGGTTGCAGGTGGCTGATAAAGCATCTTGAACTGCTTTTTTACATCGTAGACCATGATTAAATTACCCTGCTGCTCGCTCCGGATTGGTGGGGTCATTTTGTTTTCCCCATTGTGCTTATTGTATCTATCCTCGATCTCCCGTGGTACGTGGTAGCCAAGGAAGTCGGACACCTTCTTTGCCCGATTTTGCACCCACCCTGCACGGCTTTGCACCCACCCGACTCGGGTTTGCACCCACCTAGAGCCGAACTGCACCCACTTGACTTGCTTTTGCACCCACCCTAGGCTTTGTATCCATCGTGACCGCCTTTGGTCCACTATGACGTCGGATTTGATAAGCCGGCGTTTGCGTTAGCGCGTATACCCCAAAGGGGTGTGGAAAACCTGCTGCGTTAGCGGGTTGGGATTTTGCGTTAGCGCGTATCATGTTTCCTCTAGTAAAATGCTGTTTTGTCGTTGAATGCGCTAACGAAGCGTAAAACTTATGGCTGCTTCACAATGAGGTGTGTGATGAAATCGTATGAATCAGGCGATGAACTAGCCGCAGAGATTACTAAGCGTGGCGGTCTTTTTATCGGCGAGTTCGCAGGTGTTCCCGATGATGGTTGGGATCGGCTGATTGACGGTGTTGATCGCACTCCCCGGCAGATGATCGCATACCAGCTTGGCTGGATGGAACTGTTGCTTGGCTGGGAACGTGACGAGCAGGCAGGCAAAGAGGTAATTACTCCGGCACCTGGATATAAGTGGAATCAGCTCGGTGGATTGTATGAGTCGTTCTACCAACGCTGGGAACAAGAAGCTGCCGAAGATTTGATTGACCAGTTCGGGACCTTGCTCGGTGAGATAGTCAAAATGGTGGATGGCCTAACCGAGTCAGAATTGTTTGAGTCGGGTCAGCGCGCATGGGCGTCTTCCACCCCGTCGGCGTGGCCGGTATGGAAATGGGTGCACATCAACACGGTCGCCCCGTTTACCACGTTCCGCACCAAGATCCGCAAGTGGAAGAAACTGGCTGACTGCTAGCCAATAGGCACAATGATTTCGGTGCCAGTCCTGAAGGCGAACCAGATTTGGTCTGTTCCGATAATGGTGTGGTTGATGAGGGCGGTCCACTGGGATGGCTGAAAATTCTGAATCGGCTGGTCGACCAACTGGTTGTAGGCGGTTTTGACCGCGGTGATCTTGACATGTTTGGCTGCGGTCTCGGCATCGATGGCTTGTTTGCGGCCCAGGGTTTTCTGGTATCGCGCTTCTAGCTGAGTGTAGTGGGCGAGATATTGGTCTTGGTCTTGCGCTATCCGCTGATTCTCAGCAACCAATGCTTCAATCTCACTGGTAAGAGCACGGATTTTCTCGTCTAGGAGCTTGGACTCCGCTTCGAACTGGTCGGTATTAAACATGGCGTCGATGACCTGCGGTAGATGGCTTTCCCCACGATAGTTTTCAGCCAACTGGCCCAGAGCACGCAAGAATGCGGTCTGGATTTGCTCGTCACGCAAGGTAGCGGTTTTGCACGGCTGGGCGTGGTCGTATTTTTGGTTGCATCGCCAGATCGTGTGCTTGTATTTAGTGTTTGACGCCCAGGTTTTACGCCCGTACCAGGCACCGCAATCTTCGCATTTGAGACGACTGGCGAACAGCCCGATCTTGGCGGTGTTGGTTGCGTGGCGGGTGGCTAGCTCGTATTGGACCTGGTCCCACACGGCTGGGTCAATGATCGGCTCGTGATTGCCGGTGACGTAATACTGCGGGACTTCACCTTCATTGACTTCAATGCGTTTGGTCAAAAAGTCAGCGGTAAACGTCTTCTGAAGCAAAGCGTCGCCTTTGTATTTCTCGTTGGACAAGATCGAGCGCACGGTTGAGGTGGACCAGTTGGTTTTACCGCGCGGAGTCAAAATGCCGCGACGCTGTAGCTCTGCGCGGATCTCGGTAATCGACGAGCCGTTTAAGAATAGCTGGTAGATCAAGCGCACGGTCGGAGCTTGGGTCTCATCAATAGCTAGGTTACCTTCGGTGCCTTTCTTGTATCCCAGCAGCGAGGAGTATGGCACCATGACTTTGCCGTCGGCGAAGCGCCTGCGGTGCCCCCCAAGTGACGTTCTCAGATATGGAGCGCGATTCTTCCTGAGCAAGACTGGACATGATGGTGATGAGTAGTTCGCCTTTAGAATCCAGTGTCCTGAAGTGTCCCAGGTTTTGTTCCGTTTGAGTAGATGGGAAAATCTGGAACATGCCAAGAAAATTTGACCAAGATGCGAAGGACCGCGTCGTTCGCTTGGTGGAGGATCGCATCCTAGCAGAGAACATGTCGATGCAGGCCGCGTGCCAAGCAGTGGCGCCGAAGCTGGGCGTCTCATGGCATACTGCTCGGCAGTGGACACAAGCTGCTCGCCGTAACGGTCGTATTGCCGAGCCGTTGCCCGAAGACCTCGTGGCAGAGGTAGCCAAGCCTCGGCGTGAGAATCAAGAACTTCGCGACACCAACGAGCTGTTAAAGGCCGCGTCGGCTTTTTCGCATCGGAACCAGACTCCAAACGTTAAGAAATGATCCAGTTCATCGATAAACACCAAAATCATTTCACCGTCGAGTTCATCTGCACGACGTTAAACACACACCGTGTTGGTGGTTTCCTTACCTCTCGTGGGTACCGCCAATCTAAGGCTCGGGGATTTAAGTGTCCGTAGCCTTCGCGACGCCGCCCTAGTAGAGCGCATTACCGAAGTTCATAAACAAAACTACGGTGTCTACGGGATTCGCAAAATGTGGCACGCGCTGCGCCGTGAAGGAATCGACATTGGACGTGAACAGACCGCGCGTCTGATGCGCCTTGCAGGTGTGTCTGGCAAAAATAAAGGCCGGTCTCCCGTGACGACATATAAGCCCAAGGAATCCGACACCCACCCCGACTTGGTGGGTCGTGAGTTTCGAGCCTATGGTCCTAATCGGCTATGGGCGGCAGACATTACCTATGTGCGCACCAGAAAAGGGGTTGTGTACGCCGCCTTCGTGACTGATGTGTTCTCCCAGAGGATCGTCGGCTGGGCGTTGCCTGACTCGATGCGCACCGAAGCGTTACCGTTGCAAGCACTCAATCAAGCCATTGTGTGCGCCAAGAAGACCACCGGTCTAGTTCACCACTCGGATCACGGCTGGCAATATGTGAGCATTATCTACAATGAGCGTCTTGCTGAGCATGGAATTATTGCGTTGACCGGTACTGTTGGTGACTCTTATGACAATGCACTGGCTAAAAAACGTCAACGGCCCCTCACAAAAACGAGCTGATTCATACCAGGTTGTGGACTGACGTGGTTGATGTTGAGATTGCCACGTTTGAGTGGGTGAATTGGTGGAACGGTCAAGGCTCCACCAGAGCCTGGGCTACCGAGCGCCGGTCGAAGTGGAAACCGAGTTTTGGAGCCGCAACCCTTCCCAAGAAATAATGGAAATCAAGGCACAAGCCTAGGAACAAAACCCAGGGCACTTCATTCCGAGGATACTCCCATCCAAGGTGAGCTCTTGGTAGTCAATGTTGGCGTCGAGCTGAAACTCGGCAAAATGCTCAATATCGAGCGGTATTGCTTCGCGCAGGTGAGCGCCATCGTGGTACTTGGCAAACAGTCTTTCCGCCTTCGTTTCAAGCTTATTCTTGCTGAGGTAGGGTGGCTGGAGGGTCACTAGTTTGAATCCCTGCCTTCAATAATGTTGATGATGTTCTCCCACTGCCTGTCGCTGAGATCCTGCTCTTTGGCGCGGCGAAGGGCAACGCGAGCAAGATCGGTTTCCATGATGTAGCCGGACAGATCTGCGGAAACTTGGTTCTCGCGAGTCAATGCAGCAAGGTCAAACATTTGCTCGCGCTCAGCCCTGCTCAGCTTCAGAGCAGTTGCAATCTCCTCCAGCTTGCCATCGGGTGCGGCGCGACGGCCTTTCTCAATATCGCTGAGATAAGGCGCAATCACGCCGATAATGTCAGCGAAGCGTCTCATGCTGTTTGCGACGTTCGGCAACGAATCTCCCGAACTCAAATTGGTCGCTCATGTATCCTCCTAGCGTGTTCGCTACCATGCGAACGCGCGAATCGAGCGGGCTGCAAGAGGTCTTCTTGGGCGCGTCGTGCGGTCCTTCAGGCTGTCCGGGTATCTAATCCTTGCGGTTGAGACGATCGTGAATCAGGGGCAGGAGCACGCGGTCAATATCTGCTTTGAATTGTGGGTCGGAGAGGTACTTGATCGCAAAATCCTGGTTCTGGTTCATGCGTTCGAGCACGATGTCTTTGATGCGCTCGTCGTAAACGATGGCGAACATGTCCAGCGAGTTGCGGGCACGTGACTGAACCTCAGGGTCGTCAACCATGTCCTCGGTCAGCTGCTCAATGACTTTGTCCATGTGAGTGAACTCGGTGCCCCAACGGTCGTTGAGCTTGGAGAGGATGTTTGACAAAGTGTCCTTCTCGTCCTCGCTGGCCCCACCCGTATCGGGATTGTTCGACAGTTCGCCTTCCTCATCAGCGAGGTCGATCGAACCTTCGTACACCTGCTGGAGGCGGTAATACTGCAAGGCGACCTCGTCCTCAAGGCTCGGCGCGGGGTCACCATCGATGTGGAGCTTTCGCACCAGGAGCCTGACGTATGCGGCAAAGCGGTGGAGGCGCTCGTCGTCGTAGCGGATGATATGTGTCAGGAAGTCATAGTTGCGGGTGAACTTGTTCATCCTTGCCCGCACTTCCAGTTTGTCTTCTTCGTCAAGCTCGTTGAACCGGCCTACCGCCGGGTCAAGGTAGGCGTTGAGCTTGCCGAAGTCGAGATTCGTTTGCTTTTTCTGCTCGGTGAAGAACACCTTGGCAAAGCCCTCGATTTCCTTGTCTGTCCACAAATGGTATGAGGCAAGGAAGTGGTACAGGTCGTAGACGATGTTGGGGTCGGTTTCTTCCGTGATGCCTGTCGAGATGTAGTAGTCTTGGAAGGATTTTTGAATGTCCTCTGCGGAGTTGACGAAGTCGAGGACGAAGGTGTCGGTCTTTCCCGGGTGCATACGGTTGATCCGTGACAGCGTCTGTACGGCTTTTACTCCGTGGAGTTTCTTATCCACGTACATGGTGTGCAACAAGGGCTGATCAAAGCCTGTCTGGTATTTCTCGGCAACCAGCAGCAGCTGGTACTCGCCGGTGGCAAACCTCTCGGGTAGCTCGGCTTCTGGGATCTGGTTGAGCTGTTCTTCGGTGTATTCGGCACCGTCGTCTTCGACAGTTCCAGAGAATGCCACGAGCACTCCAAGGTCGGTGTAGCCTTTCTGCGCAATATAGTCGCGGAAGGCGAAGTAGTAGCGCACCGCGTGAAGGCGAGATCCGGTGACGAGCATTGCCTTGGCGTTCCCGCCGATCTTGTGGGCAACGTTGGTGCGGAAGTGCTCGATGATGATCTCCGCTTTTTGCCGCAGGTTATACGGGTGCAGACTCAAATACTTGCCCAGCGCTTTATTGGCCTGTTTGGTGGAGTACTCGGGGTCATCAGCCGTGGTCTTCCCGACCCGGTAATACGTCTGGTACGTGGTGTAGTTCTTCAACACGTCGAGGATGAAGCCCTCTTCGATGGCCTGACGCATTGAGTACACGTGGTAGGGGCGTGGAGTAGCATCCGGTACCGGAGTGCCGAAGATCTCTAGCGTCTTCTGTTTCGGCGTCGCAGTGAACGCGAAGAACGACAGGTTCTGCTGATGTCCCTGTGTGCGCAGCTCCTCGGCGATCTGCTCGTCAACCTCTAGTTGTTCCGCTTCAACCTGGGCTTCGGCGGCCGCGTAGCGTTCAAGCAGGTCCTCCTCGGACTCCTTGCCAGCAGTGGCGGTGTCTGCGAGCACTTGCTTGAGCTTCTCCGACGCCTCGCCTGTCTGTGACGAGTGAGCCTCATCAACGATGACGGCGAAGCGCTTACCAGTCGTCGCCACATTGCTCACGTCGACAAAGGGGAACTTCTGCAACGTGGAGATGATGATCTTCGCACCATCGGCGAGCGCCTCTGTCAGTTGGCGTGCGTTCCTATCGACCCTCACCACCACGCCAGCGGTGTGGTCCATTGCGTAGATCGTGTCCTGCAGCTGTTTATCCAGCACGCGCTGGTCTGTGATCACAATGATCGAATCAAAGACTGCGCGCTGCTGGTCATCGTGCAGGTTCGACAGATGGTGGGCAAGCCACGCAATAGTGTTCGACTTGCCTGACCCGGCCGAGTGCTGCACCAGATAGTTATTCCCTGCACCGTGGCTCTTAGCATCGGCCACGAGCGCACGTACGGCATCAAGCTGGTGGTAGCGCGGGAAGATCAACTTGTCTTTGCGCCGGTCGCTCTCGTGCGGAATGAACTGGACGAATCGATGCAGAATATCCAGCAGGGAATCCTTCGCCAAGACCTCCTCCCACAGATAGGAAGTCTTGTACTTACCTGGCACTGGCGGATTCCCAGCACCATTTTCAAAGCCACGGTTAAACGGCAGGAACACCGTATCCATGCCCGCGAGCTTGGTGGTCATCCACACCTGGTCAGTATCAACGGCGAAGTGGACCACCGCGCGGCGGTTCAGCCCGAACAAGACCTCAGAGGCAGGCCTATAACGCTTGTACTGGTCAACAGCATCCCTGTAAGTCTGGCCCGTGAGCTGATTCTTCAACTCCATCGTCACCACCGGGATACCGTTGACAAACAACACGGTGTCAACGGAGTTGGAGTTCTTCGTCGAGTAGTACAGCTGACGGACCACAGTCATTCGGTTCGCCCAGTACTTCTCTGCCAGCAGCTCGTTGAGGTCAGAACCGGGGGCGAAGAACACCAGCTTGAAGCGCGCACCAAGATCCTCCACTCCGCGACGCAGCACCTCCACGACGCCGCGCTTGTCGAGCTCGCGAGCAACGCGCTTGCAGAACTTCGCCCCAGCCTTCGCGCCATGAATGCGCTCTAGGCGCTTCCACTGCTGAGGTTGGGTCTCGCGCACAAAATCGAGCAGATCCTGCGGATACAAACCAAGCCGCTTATCAAAACCGGCCGATGGCCGCGATTCGTAGAGGTCGAACTCGGAAGGACCGACATGAGTCAACCAATACTCGATCTCATCTTCGAACCTGCGCTCCGACGTATCCATCACGCCACCTCTCCCACACGAACCTTGCCCGTCACGGCATCATTAATAACCTGCTTGCGATACTCGCCCAGAAGCTCAATCTGCCTGTTGATACCAGCAATCGTTGAGTCGATTTCGGTGTATTTCTCTTCAATGTAATCGGCAATTCTTCTTTGCTGATTAAGAGGAGGCAGTGGAAACCTCATATTCAAGAAGGCTTTCGGCTGTAGCCGCCACCGCCCCAGATTAGAAACCCCTTGACCGTAGCGGTAAAAAATGCGCCTCGTGTACCCCATTTGCAGAACATGTGTAAAATAGCGAGGTTCCGCAGCAATAGCCCGTCGCAAGCGAAATACCCGGTAGTCGGGGCTCGTAACTCCGTCATACGCACTTCGATCTACCCAGCCAGTGAGCAAGTCCATGGAGTTCATTGCATAATCACCAGCATCTACACGCTGATACAGGTCATAGGACTCGGCGAGTTGACCAAAGTGGGAGCTCAGGTCCTTTGGCACTATGCCTTTCTGCGTGATCGAAAGTACCCGATCCGAAAAACCGGGTTCAATCCGTTTCACGACCTCAAACAGGTGGCGTCCGGGAATTGTTGTCCAACTCTCAGGCATGAGTCCAATCCAATCGACCTCGCTCTCCACCTTGTGACTCGCCTTCTCCAGCCCACCCGTTAGAGCCTCCCAGGAGACTTCCCGCCTATACTTCTCTAGCAACTCAACCTGGAAAGACAGCTTTTCGATGAGGGCGTCAACCTCTGCTGTCTTTGAATCCAAATACAGAGCAATTGCGTCGGCTACATGCCTTGGCGGAAGAATACATAACGTATCTTTTATCACTCGTTGCGAGGGGTGAAACACCTTCGTGCCCATCATGTGTGGCCTTATTTGCTCGCGAAAGAAGACGGAGTCAAATAAGTACGCAATAAATCTCTCGGGCAACTCGCTTTTTGGAGTAAGTACGATGGTATCTGTGCCTGCGATTCCGCGCTGCGCACCTTGTATCAGAGTGAAATTACCACTTCCCTCGTAATCTTCTGAAGATCCTGCGAAGAGAAACTGGCCCTTTGACACGAAGTCATTCACTCCATGATTCACTGGTTCCGCGACTCGGCCAAGCCTGGCCGTATCAAGGTCAACTTCAAACCCGTACTCACCGTGAATATCTCCGTAATGAACGCAGGGAATGCCACTACTTCCCATTTCTGCTCTGCCAATGGCATAGCCCCGCTTAAACCGAAAAAGGTATCGTGTTGGAATCTTCTTCCAGCCTTCTAATGGGGACTTGTCGCCCATTACTTCACCTGCTCGCTGAACAGTTTTGCGATGTCCGCTTGGATGCTCGCGGAGAGGGCTTGAATCTCGGCGAGGGTTTCGACGGGGTCGCCGAGCTCTTCGTACTTGTAGAAGTATCGGGTAAAGGGGATTTCGTAACCGATCTTGGTTTTGGCGTGGTCTATCCAGGCGTCGGGAGCGTAGGGGATCACTTCGCGTTGGAAGTATGCCTCGATATCCTCGCGGAGCGGGATCTGCTCGGTATCGCGCAGGTCCGCGTCTGGCTCAGGGTTACCTTTCGCATCGACGCAGATATCCGCGGAGGGGTTCTTTGTGCTGAGCTCGGCGACAATCTTACGTAGCGATGCGATGCTAATCTTCTCACCGCGTTCCTTGATGCCTTTACGGAGAAGGTCGGTGAACACGTCGCGGTTGAGGTACATGTGCTCAGCATCGAGTGCCTCAAGGGTGGCAACGATCGCCGTCTGTACTCGCTTACCCGCCTCGATTTCTTCGGTGCGTGCTGGCTCGGTTCGTTTTCTCGATGTGGCTAGGTCAGTAAAGGGCTTGGTCCCCTTGAGTGCTTCGAGCGTCTCCGAGCTGGCTTGGAAGCTCAACCGTAGTGGACGCTCCACGGTGACTTCGTGGTAGGCAAAGTCCTCGGTGTCAAAGATCTTCGACGCCTCAGTTTCCCGAAAGTCTCCATAGATGCGAGTGATATCGGCGATGTGCTCGGGCGTGAGCTCCTTGCGCTTTTCACCCAAGGGCTTACGCATCCGCTGAAACCTGACTTGGCTCAATTTAGTCAGACGGTTGGGGCAGCTTTTCTGTGAGTTCGCGGATGTCAGCGGGCAGGTCGGTTTGTGCATGGAGGGTCTGGCCTGCGATTTCGACGGTAAACGTCCGGTATTTCTTCAGGGTTCGCACTAATCGCTTCAACGATAGGCCCGTGGCTTGTTCCAACACGTGGCCTGTGGCCATCGCGGCCATCACAATGGTCAGGTGTGCGTGGATGGAGTCTTCTTTACGGTGATAAATCGGTCGGGCTTTCAGGTCTGATTTCGCCATCCGGAACGATTTCTCGATCTTGAACAGGCGCCGGTAGGCACCGATGACTTCCTGGGGTTTTAAGTCTGTGCGTGAGGTCTCGTATCCTTTAATCCCGGCCAGGGTTAGGTGCTTGTTGGCTAGGGTGTGGTTGACCTGCTTATTCGGGGCCTTGAGGTTGACGTATCGATTCCGCTTGACGGGTATCTTTCCGTCAACAGCACGCTGGGCTTTATCTAGTTGTTCGCCGATGCCGCGCCTTGTGCGACGAGCCCTATCGTAGGAATATTGGTAATAGGTCACTGCCTGCGGTTTGCCGCTGGTGCGGCGTTTGTCGCTGTGGTGACGGTGGGTCCAGATGTGTCCGTCGTCGTAGTCGGTGTAGCTGCGCCCTTCCGCTGCATCTAGCCAGGCTTTAATTGGTTCTGGGATTTCGCGTTCTTTCGTGCCCAGAATGTAGTCCAACCCGGCATCGATAATCGCGGTCTTGTTGGCGGCTGAAAACATGCCAGCATCAGCAACAATCGTGATGTCGTCAAGGTGGTAGGCGTCTTTAAGACGCAGGATCATTGGCAACATGGTGTGCGTTTCAGCACGATTGCCTTCAAACGCGCCGATCGCCAAGGGCAAGCCGGTGGAGTCGGTGAGCATCCCGACAGTGATCTGGGGTTCGAGTCGGCGTTCTTTACTAAACCCGGGTTTGCGTAGCTCGTCGGGCACGTCAGTTTCAAAATACAAGGTTGTCACATCGTAGAGAACCATCACACCAGGACCAATGGCCGCGTGTGTGGCTAGGGCGTGGGTTATCTGGTCGCGGAAGTCTTTGTCGGCATACCGCGGAAGGTAGCGCTTTATAGTCGCGTATGAAGCCGAGGCCACGCCGACTTCTGCCAGAGTTTCAATGGAATCAAATTTGGAACCCGGCGAGATAATACGGGCTTGGACCAGGTTGAAAAACACCTCGTCCTTGCCGCTTGCCGTATCCAGGCCAAGGAGTTGGAAGGCCCCGCGAATCGCGTCTAGGAGAAGACCTGCGCGTTCACCGGATACCGTGACGGGATTATCAACCGTGCCTGTTCCAGACACAGCAACCGCAGAAGGCAACACTTTGAGGTCAAGTGAAATTTGCTCGCCATCGACAAGCCGCTGAGCCTTGACCATCAGCGCTGCGAGATCGTGGTCGGTATGGGCGGAGCCGACGTGTTCGATTTCAGGTTTGCGGTTGCGGTAGCGCCAGATGATTTGAACAGCGGTCGCACCCGACGCCGTCGGGACCCGGCGGATACTCGGTGACATATTCAACAGCCTACCGGCACCCCCACCGCTACCCGCTTAGTCAGACAAAACCCGCACTCTGATACCCAACCCCACAGGCAGAAACGTCAATATGAACTACAACACACCAAAATGAGCCAAGTCAGGTCTCCATAGATGCGAGTGATATCGGCGATGTGCTCGGGCGTGAGCTCCTTGCGCTTTTCACCCAAGGGCTTACGCATCCGCTGAAAGTAACTGGTCGCGTCGATCAGTTGCACCTTGTTCTTGCGGCGACGTTCCTTCTTATTCGAAAGAACCCAGATGTAGGTGAGGATGCCGGTGTTGTAGAACATCTGGCCGGGTAGCGCGATGATCGCTTCCAACCAGTCATTTTCAAGGATCCAGCGGCGGATCTCAGATTCGCCCTGCCCGGCTCCGCCTGTGAAGAGGGGCGAGCCCATTGAATACGATGCCAATCCGTGTTCCAGGAGCATTCACGAGGTCCTGTGGATCGTAGGGCTTCATCTTCGAGATCATGTGCTGCAAGAAAAGAAACGAGCCGTCTGAAACACGAGGCGTTCCAGCGCCGAAGCGACCCTGGAACCCCTTTCGTTCAGCTTCTTCATGAATCGGGGCGGCGTACTTCTTCCAATTCACTCCAAAAGGTGGATTGCACAGCATGTAGTCAAAGCGGAGGCCCGCCGTCTGGTCATTGGTCAGCGAGTTACCAAAGTAGATGCGTTCTTGGCGTTCGCCCTTGATCATGATGTCCGACTTCGCCACCGCATACGTCTGCGGGTTGAGCTCTTGCCCGTAGACCTCGAGGCGGGCAGTGTCATTCAGATCCTCAACATGCTGCGCAGCGATCGAGAGCATTCCACCGGTGCCGACCCCGGGGTCATACAGCGACGCCATAGCACCGTCTGCGCAAAGCCTGTTAATATCTTCTTCTGGGTTGAAAAGAAGATTGACCATCAGGCTAATGACCTCACGCGGGGTGAAGTGTTCACCAGCGGTTTCATTCGACAGTTCGGAGAACCGACGGATGAGCTCTTCGAAGATGTAGCCCATCTGGTCGTTACTGACCACGTCAGGGTGAAGGTTAACCTTTGAGGACGTGAACTCGGTGAGCACCTGATAGAGCAGGCCTGCTTTGTCGAGGCGCTCAATCACGTTGTAGAAGCTGTATGCCTCCATCACTTTACGCGCGGCAGGCGCGAACGCTTGCACGTAGTAACTCAAGTTCTGCTCAAGATTGTCAGGGTCATCCAACAAAGTCTTGAGCGTGAAGTTCGACGTATTCCAAAACGGGTAGCCCGTAGCCTTGGCGTACTGCAGTTCCTTGATCTTGCTCGGAACTGAGGTGGCCTTGATATTCAGGACTGCTTGCTTTGTATCCACGAGAACGGAATCGAGTCGGGTCAGCACAGTGAAAGGCAACACGACGTCGCCGTACTCGTGTTCCTTATAGTCGCCACGCAGAATCTCTGCGATGTTCCAAATCAAAGCAACGTGGCTAGTAAGTCTGTCAGTGCTCACTCGGGTCGATTCCTTCATTCATTAGTCGCTCGTAGCGTTCGTTCGAGATCACCACGGCGATCGGTTTTCCGTAGCGCAGAACGTAAGCGGGCTCGTCCTTGTCGGCCACCTCCTTGATCAGGCGCGATGCCTGACCACGCGAAAGATCACCGATGTTGATGTGACGCATCGGAACCTTGCGCTTCTTGGTCGCCATGAGTCTCCCTGTCGTTCATACGGGCCACCCTAAGTCTCCCACACAAGCTGAGCAGATGGAGGCAAAAACACGGCACAGATACATGTTAATTACCACCAATAGTTACATGTAAATATAGATGAGAATCTGCGGATCTGACTGTCGAGTAGGTGAACGACCTACAAAGACGAGTTCATCTCACGCCCCCTCAACCCGTACTCGCCAACGCAGGACGCACTCCGCACCCCCTCCTCGGCTGACGGCGCGGTTTGTCCAAGCGAGAGTGCCCCATGGCGGTACCCGAATGCTGCACGCCAAGGGCAATGATTCGCCCGAGGAACAATAAAACCCCTGACAAACAGGGGTTAGGCAGCGACGGCGGGTCTTATCAAATCCGAAGTCTTTGGCTCCACTTAGACGTCGGATTTGATAAGTACCCTTTTGCGTGGGCGGGTTTGGGTTTTGGGGTTTAACTCGCTAACGGATGGCAGGTGGCGTTCGCTGTAGTGCTTGTGATGGTGGTTCTATTTCTACTTTTGAATCGGATCTATTTGCGTTGCCCGTGTTTGGCTTTTAGTTAAGTTCTACTCTGTTGTATATGTAAGTGGCGGTGAAAAGTAGCGCAATGATTAGCAGTAGGCTACTGGTGATTGGCCAGCCCCAAGGCGCCTTGAGTGTGTCTTGAGCGAGGTTGTTGATTATGGGGGCGAGGCCAAGGGGAGTTTTGTTGCCCTCCTGGATAAATATTGCTGACATCGTTATTAGTAGATAGGCTCCAAATCCGGCCGCAAGTGGCATACCGATGCTTGGTTTAAAAGTGGCTGCGACAGTCTGTATTACGTGAATGAGAATGATTTGTAGCGCCCATACCAAACTAGCCAATATGATCGGGGCGGGATTGGCGCCTGGGAATAACAGTGATGTTCCGGCCCACGCTAGGGTAGCGCTGAAGAGGGCAAGGAATAAGGTAGATAGCCAGCTGCTGATAGCAAAGCTGATGAGGTAGTGTGAGCGCTGCACGCTACCAGGGAAAATAAAGGGAATGTCACCATTGCCGGTAAGCGCGCTGCAACGAAAAGAGTTCATTGCAATGAGGATTACGGTAAGAATTTGGGTAAGGTTCTTTATCCATCCCGCGTAGGCTTGCTGCCAAGAAGGTTCTGGTAGCGACTGTATTAGCGTGGTTACTTCTGATCCGGCCAGAAATCTGATGATTCGCGGCGTGTATTGGGTAAACAATCCTTGGGTGAGAGCAAGGATAACGAATACCCCGCCTATAATCCATGTCCCATAGGAGCGTAGGAGCCAGACAGCTTGATAGCGCCAGATCAATCTGAAACTCGAGGTATTCACGATTTTTTACTGCCGTCCTTAGTTAGTTTGGTGAAAAGTTCATCTAAGCCGCTAAAGGTGGGGTGAATCTTTGCGGCAGAGTCGAGGCTGTAGATAGCCTTAGCCACGGCGGTGGCAACGTCTGAACGCACCGTGACATCAAGCGTAACGTGTTTTGTTTGCTGACTGACTAGCTCGCCTAACTGTCCTTGAGCTAGCAGGCTACCGCGATGCAAGATCCCCACGTGGGTAGAGACTTTAGCGACATCGCTGAGGATGTGGGAGGAAAATACTACCGTTACCTCCCCGGTTAACTCGCGTAGTAGCCCCAGAACATCTGCTCGCCCGATCGGGTCAAGAGCGCTGGTTGGTTCGTCTATCAGTAGTAGTTTCGGGGTAGCAACGAGTGCTGCTGCTATTCCCATCCGTTGCTTCATGCCTCTAGAGAAGGAGCCGATTCTTCCGGGGGCTTTGTCGAGGTTCACCAGATTGAGTAGTTCGTCGCTTCTTTCGGCTGCAAGGTCTGGGGAGATTCCACCAAGGCGGGCGAGAGTGATGAGCGCGTCCTTGGCTCGAAGCCAGGGGCTAATCTGGGGGACATCAGTCAGGTAAGACACGCCTGGGATCGGTTTGACCGGAAATTTTCCTCGACTAACTCCCAGCACGGTGGCGCTACCGCTACTAGCTCCGGCCAGTCCTGCAAGGATCCTCATGGTGGTGGTTTTACCAGCCCCGTTCGCTCCCACAAACCCATAACAGGAGCCGGTAGGAACTCGAAGGTTTATGTTGTTTAGTACTTGGTGCTTACCGAAGGTTTTGGACAAATCTTTAGTAGAGACTGCTAAATTCATGTTCGTTCCTTCGGATACAGCTTGCTTACCACTGAACTCGCATCAACCTGGTGATGTTTGGCTGTAGCTTTCTGTTCGTATTCACGCTGCACTTTAAGCTGCCTTTGTTCGTGAAGGTACATAACCAAAAAGACGATTGGCCCAATCACTTGGCCAAAGATGATAACCAAGAGCCACACTAGGCGATTTAAGCCGGCAATGTGAGCTCGCTTATCGCGCAGTAAGCAAATCAAAGACCAGACTACCGCTGCCAGTTGCACTCCTATAAGAATGCAAACCCCTATCAATGCTGGGGTCGGCAAATCCAACAGTTTATCTATAGGGTTCATTACTTGTCTCCTGAATTATGCAGCCGGGTTTTCACCCTGGCTAACGCGGTTTTTACATAAGCGAGTTGGCAAGCGCCAGCAACGAGGGGCCATAAAGCAACAATGGGCACCATCGACCGGCGGCTCATTTCCTGCTTGTCGCCAGCCCGGGCCATTGCTGCGAGCCAGGCTATGGACATGGCTTCAACGCCCATCAGATCAGCCTGATTAGCCAAACGCACGGCATCTTCGGATTCTGGGCCATCGCGTCGAAAGACCTGTGGCGCTAGCGCTGCAACGGTCGTTAAAACCACTGGAGCTAGCGCAGCCTGCCTGCCGGTAATAAAACTTTCAGACCCACCGCGTGTTGAGCGCTGGACGAGAACCTGCTCCTTGCTACTGAGCAGTACCGCCAAGAACCCAACCCAAATCCCACCGGCAATAGTGGTGAGCTTAATGCCGCGCTTTAGACGCGTGGGGACGTAGCCGGCCAAGTCCGGTAGAGAATCATCGGGCCGAATTAGCCCTAAACGCACCCCAACAGCACCCAGATTAACGTCCCAACCCAGTCCGTATTTTCGAGGAATGAACAAGCGCGGATTCTCTGGTTCAAAACCATCCAGCGCAGCATCAGAGCGCCCCAACCACACCCCGGAGACAGGTATCCCCAAAACTCGCGTCTGCCCTTCTGCGTCCTTACCGAACCACTTCATTACCGTATTCCTTTCTGCGTTGTTCGCTTCACAGCACAATCAAGCGCCTCCCACTCGCGGCGCATCTGCAATAAGCGATTCTTCCCAGGTTTTGCGAGCTTATAAATCTTCCTCGGTGGTCCTACCGGAGACTCCTGCCAAGCTGTAACTACCAACCCTGTTTTACGTAGCCGCGCAAGCAGCGGATATAACGTACCCGTCGAAATCTCCAACCCCGCTTCCTCACGAAAACGCTCTACGAGCTGCCCCCCGTAAGAAGGACGAGACGAAAGCAATCCAAGGACAATCAGTTCAACAGCGCCCTTGCGTAACTGCGACTCAGACACAACCACCTCCTTGCTTAACCATGTTCCCTGCATAACATACTACCGCCTGTCCAAAAGCCTAGCAACTACTTTTTCGCTAGGACTGTGATGTCTAGTGACTTTTAGACTCTGGCTTCTTGACAATGTGGGGATGGCAATTCCCATTACTCTCCGCAAGAAGATAGCGGATTTCGACCCCATCCGTGAGGGCATCACAGTCCAGCAGTTCTGCAAGAACATCGGCGTATCGAAGCAGACGTACTACAACATCAAAGCGGCTCTTCCGGTTTTAGAGGGCGGATTCTAGTGGTTGTGGAAACACGATTCTAGATTTCGGTGGCATAGTCTAGCAGTACGGCCATTTTTTCGGCTGGTTTGTGACAAAGCCAAGGGTTGCGCGCGGTCTGTCGTTAAGTTGCATAGCAACGAACTCGAGGTCTTCTTTGGTATGGACGAATAGATCAGTACCTTTGGGGAAATACTGACGCAGAAGTCCGTTGATGTTTTCGTTACTTCCTCGCTGCCAAGGTGACCCTGGATCACAGAAGTACACCAGACACTCGATGGCAATGGTAAATGATTTATGACCGGCCATGTCACTTCCTTGATCCCACGTCAGCGAACCACACAGGTGTGCTGGTAACTATTGGATAGTCTCGACGAGCGCGTCGCGCACTTCTACAACACCATGCCCGTTGGGCAGCTGCAGCAACATGACGTATCTGGTGCTGCGTTCCACAAGCGTGCCGATAGCTGATTTGTTTCCCTTTGCCCAAAATGAGGTCGCCTTCCCAATGACCTAGAACAGCGCGGTCGTTAACCGTTGCTGGCCGTTCGGAAACCATCACCATGGGATCGCTAAAACGCTGGCGGGCAATACGCTGGTTGCGTGGCTTTTTCCACAGCACGACCTTGGCGCAGGCATGCAGCGATTTCTTTCTTCAACTCGCCTTTAGCTTGGAAGAACAACGACATATAGATAGTTTCAGGACACACCCTCACAGTGTCATCGTCAGGGACGTTTAGACGCAACCTTTAGGAAAACTGCACCGGTAAATACCACTTCTTCAACATCGCCCACACCGCATCACGCAATGCTGCATATGTGTCCAGTTTGCGTGGCTTAGACCGGAATCTACGCAGCACGGACTTCCGATGAGCTGCATGCGGCAGATACAACCCAAATTCATCACGGTTGCGTGTCATTTCCTTGCTTATTGTTCCCGGTGAACGACCCACATGCCGGGCAATAGCACGCACGCCTAGGCCTTGACGGTTCAAATCGGCGATAAGTTCACGTTCCTCGACGGATAAATTATCGAGGACTAATGCGTTTGGCTATCGCGTGCTGTGGGATAACTTCGACAAGCACTGCTTGACGGCCGTCAACATAAGACACAACCTGCATCAGTCTTTTATAAAGCTCAGTGTCTGGCCCATCGGAAACACACGGCACACGCCCGACACCATTGAGCTTGGTTACTCCTTTATCGATGTCCAAAGCCTCGCGCGGATTAATACCGACGGCTTTTGCAACGTCTTTTCGGCTCATCGCACCAAAACGCAGCATCAAATACTCGCACCGACGCGACGTGGCACTAGCTCGACGGCCATGCGGATTGCGCTGCCACAAGCCAAGCTCAATACCAATGCGGTACACAACGCTGGTTCCTACATTAAGCCGCGTTGAAATATCTGACGGCTTTACACCCTGCTTTCATAGCGTTTCAATGCTTTTTTGTCACCGAAGCAGAAGTCGACGTCTGAACACGCCACAGGAAGTTGACACTCACAAGCCAGCCGATACGCAATACTCAAGCTAAGTCCCAGTTCCAACGCCGCACTACGAACACTACGACCGCCTGAAACCAAGTAACACAGCTGTTCCACCACATCCGGTGAAGGATCCCAACGACTCGACACCACAAACACCACCAATCAAGGTCAGGTGTTTCCACGATCCTTAGAATCCGCCCTTTAAGATTCCAGATGATCGACGCGACAGCGGCCAACGTGTGGGCTCGTCAGTAGGTGTAGACCCGAGGTTGTTGCCTCCAGCGGTCATCGTCGAGCGCGCTCTGGCGCGAGTGGCAGGGCTTGCACAGGCTTTGCAGGTTGTCGAAGTTGTGGGTGCCGCCGTGTTCGATAGGGAGGACGTGGTGAACTTCCTGCACGGGTGTGTAGCGACCGGCTTCGAGGCAGTCTTCGCAGAGCGGGTGGGCGGCGACGTAGGCGGCGCGGATCTTGCGCCACCGTGAACCGTAGCGGCGGTTGATCTTCGGATCACGCTGATACTTCCGATACCGGGCGTCCTCTGCCTTGGCCTGGGCGTCGCAGTAGCGTTCGTGGGTGAGCTCGGGGCAGCCGGGGTGGGAGCACGGGGACGCTGGTTTGACCGGCATCGCTGGCTCCTTCCCGGACATAGTGAAGCCCCAAGTTCCGGGTGCGGGTCTGACCTTCGCCGTATTCGTGGGTCTTGGACTGGGTGTATCCCTGCTCAGCAAACTTGGCGTAGAGGAACCAGCGACCCGACTGATGGAACTGCACGTGAGCATCACGTAGGATCCGGTTGAGCTTCTTCGCGGAGAGTCCGTAGTCCTTCGCAATCGCGATCGTCGTCAGGAGTGAATCGGACTGCAACACGAGGTCGTAGTACGAGACTTTCGGTGCCGCCTCCGACAAGGCTTGCTCGGCCCGCAGCGTGGCGATGGCATGCTCCAGGAACTCATCGTCAGCGAGGAGGTTGTCGTATGCGTACACGCCATGGCGGCGAATCGTCGGCAGCACTTCATCGAACACCCATGCTTCGAACTTCTGTGCTGCCGGGAGTTTGGAGGAGATGATGAGGCGGTAGAGGTCACCTTCGGTAATGAAGCGGACCTGCTGGATTCCGCCAGCGGTCTCAAGGGGGTAACGAAATGGAACCCCCTTGCAATGGTCTTGGACCGCCTTGCTGGCGTTAACGTAACCGAGCGCAGTGGCGACGTCCTTTCCGCAGAAAAGGATCTGGCCGTCGTTGGTGATGGTGCGGATGGTGCCGAACACGTCGTTGGTGAATGTTTGAATCTGGTTTCCCATGGCGGGGTTCTTTCCCGAGACCCCGTCGAGAAAAAGTCGTGTCGGGCGGCACAAGGGTTAAGGGCCTCACCCCACTGCCGACGAACCTAAAAGTGTTAAATCCATACATCACAGATGACCAGAGGCTCCTGTTTTGCCATGATTAACGGTGAAGCCTCGGTGGAGCGCTATCTGTTAGAGCAATCTGGCAGGTATTCTCGCCGGGGCATTGACAAATTTCTCGAGTGCTCTGTGTGGAAGAACCATCATTTTCTTGCTACAGCGGTGCCGACACGGTAACCTTATAGACAACATGACCGGTTCCGCTGCCCGCTTCGGTGGGAGTCCAGGGCCGGTCTTCGCTTTAGACAAAGGTGAGCGCGTGGAACAGATGAAACTGTTCAAGACCTACAAGGAGCAGGTCGAATTGCTTGGTCAGCGTGGGATGCAAATTGATAACTCAGAGCACGCCGAGAAGTTGTTAGCGCAGTTAAATTACTACCGTTTATCCGGATATTGGTATCCGATGCGCCGGTTTTCCCCGCAAAATGGTATCGCCCAAGATGAATTTGTTGACGGAGCGTCATTCGATTTGGTGGTGGCGCTGTACGAGTTCGACGAACGATTGCGCCACAGCGTATTCATTGAGCTCGACCGTGTGGAATTGGCAATTCGGACTAGGCTTGGTCACGAACTAGGTCGCCTTGATCCGCTGATCTATTTAGATCCGCAGCGTTTAGGAGCTCGCGCAAGTCAGCGAGGCAAGGGTGAGCGCACTGTGCACGAGGTGTGGATAGGAAAGTATCAATCGGCGCTGAAAGCGTCGAAGGAGGATTTCGTCGCCCATCATAATTCCAAATATGGAGGGACTTTGCCGATCTGGGCAGCCGTTGAAGTCATGGATTGGGGAATGTTGTCCTACCTGTATGGCATGTCTCCCAATATTGTGCGTAAACGGATTGCCGAGCCGTGTGGGCTCACTGGGCCCCAGCTAGAGTCATGGCTGAAATCCTTAAATATCCTGCGTAACTACGCGGCCCACCACGCGAGAATGTTCAACCGCGTCTACGACATCAAGCCCAAACTGAACAACGATCCAAAGCTGACTCCAGTGGCTAACAGAATGAACCGCGTATTCGGTCAACTCTCGATGATCCAGTATTTACATCATCAACTGGGCTTGTCCCAAGGTGACCGATTAACACGGTTGTTCAACACCTATCCACACAATCCCATTGTTCCACTCTCTCGCACTGGAGCTCCCGAGAACTGGCAAGAACTAGCGCTCTGGGTTCCCTAGTCCTTACGGTAATAGTCGCACTCATACCCGTCCGCATCCAACGGCAGCCCTTGTGCCCAGGTTGGGAGCGTGGACATGAGCTCGCAAGCATCGGTGGCGGTGAAGCCCGAATCTGCGGGTTCGTCGATAACGATCTCATCGTGAACATGCATCACAATCTTGTGCCCCGCCTCGGCCACTGCGTGCATACCGGTGACAAGCAGATCACGAGCGATCGCCTGCACGATATTCTCGACGAGTTTCCCGCCGTAAATTTCCAGCCGATCCCACTTACGCCCAGTAGTGGTGCCACTGTAGATGATAGACGTTCCACCCCACTGGTTTTCACCAAGACGTGGTTGCACATACGCCAACCGCCTACCTGAGGGTAGCTCGATGAAGAAAATCCCAGACTAGACCTGAACCGCAGGTTACGGAGCCAGATCGGTTGACGAGACGTGATCGCGGCAATAGCGGCTTCTTCGACGTCGGCCCAGAGCTGGACGATGTATGGGTTGGCGGCTCGCCATGCGTCGACGATCGGTTTAAGCTCGTGCTCGGCGAGCCCCATGCCCAATGCTCCCATAGCTTTGAGCGCACCGACGAAGCCGCCATAACCACAGGCAAGCACCGCGATCTTCCCATTCTGCCGAAGCTCACCATTAACGCCGTGCTTCTCGACGGGGACGCTGAACATGCGTGATGCGGTTTCATAGTAGAGGTCTTTACCTTGCTCGAATGCCTGAACTGCTCCCCATTAGTTGGACTGAGAAATCAGATACAACGTGCCAGAAGCCTTCTCGATGCCAGATTTTATGTTCTAACACCCTCGTCTGATACCCGCTAACGCAAGCCCACCCGCAGACCCCCTCAACCAGAAACGTGCACCAATCCAACGGGAAGATCGGGGACGAGCACCAGATCGCATAGACTCCCGCATGCCCGCGAACAGTCCTAGAAACAGCAAAACCCCTGCTCAACAGGGGTTCAAGGACTTAAGCAGCTTTTATCATTTTCTGCGTCTTTGTTTCATTTTCAACCGGTGTTCCTCGCGGAGAGCACCGGTTTTTTGCGTTCCTAGGGCGCTACATGAGCAATTTTGTACACGTAGGCTGTTTCCTGACTTGGCTCATTTTGGTGTGTTGTAGTTCATATTGACGTTTCTGCCTGTGGGGTTGGGTATCAGAGTGCGGGTTTTGTCTGACTAAGCGGGTAGCGGTGGGGGTGCCGGTAGGCTGTTGAATATGTCACCGAGTATCCGCCGGGTCCCGACGGCGTCGGGTGCGACCGCTGTTCAAATCATCTGGCGCTACCGCAACCGCAAACCTGAAATCGAACACGTCGGCTCCGCCCATACCGACCACGATCTCGCAGCGCTGATGGTCAAGGCTCAGCGGCTTGTCGATGGCGAGCAAATTTCACTTGACCTCAAAGTGTTGCCTTCTGCGGTTGCTGTGTCTGGAACAGGCACGGTTGATAATCCCGTCACGGTATCCGGTGAACGCGCAGGTCTTCTCCTAGACGCGATTCGCGGGGCCTTCCAACTCCTTGGCCTGGATACGGCAAGCGGCAAGGACGAGGTGTTTTTCAACCTGGTCCAAGCCCGTATTATCTCGCCGGGTTCCAAATTTGATTCCATTGAAACTCTGGCAGAAGTCGGCGTGGCCTCGGCTTCATACGCGACTATAAAGCGCTACCTTCCGCGGTATGCCGACAAAGACTTCCGCGACCAGATAACCCACGCCCTAGCCACACACGCGGCCATTGGTCCTGGTGTGATGGTTCTCTACGATGTGACAACCTTGTATTTTGAAACTGACGTGCCCGACGAGCTACGCAAACCCGGGTTTAGTAAAGAACGCCGACTCGAACCCCAGATCACTGTCGGGATGCTCACCGACTCCACCGGCTTGCCCTTGGCGATCGGCGCGTTTGAAGGCAATCGTGCTGAAACGCACACCATGTTGCCAATGATCCTGCGTCTTAAAGACGCCTACCACCTTGACGACATCACGATTGTTGCTGATGCTGGCATGTTTTCAGCCGCCAACAAGACCGCGATTATCGATGCCGGGTTGGACTACATTCTGGGCACGAAAGAACGCGAAATCCCAGAACCAATTAAAGCCTGGCTAGATGCAGCGGAAGGGCGCAGCTACACCGACTACGACGACGGACACATCTGGACCCACCGTCACCACAGCGACAAACGCCGCACCAGCGGCAAACCGCAGGCAGTGACCTATTACCAATATTCCTACGATAGGGCTCGTCGCACAAGGCGCGGCATCGGCGAACAACTAGATAAAGCCCAGCGTGCTGTTGACGGAAAGATACCCGTCAAGCGGAATCGATACGTCAACCTCAAGGCCCCGAATAAGCAGGTCAACCACACCCTAGCCAACAAGCACCTAACCCTGGCCGGGATTAAAGGATACGAGACCTCACGCACAGACTTAAAACCCCAGGAAGTCATCGGTGCCTACCGGCGCCTGTTCACGATCGAGAAATCGTTCCGAATGGCGAAATCAGACCTGAAAGCCCGACCGATTTATCACCGTAAAGAAGACTCCATCCACGCACACCTAACCATTGTGATGGCCGCGATGGCCACAGGCCACGTGTTGGAACAAGCCACGGGCCTATCGTTGAAGCGATTAGTGCGAACCCTGAAGAAATACCGGACGTTTACCGTCGAAATCGCAGGCCAGACCCTCCATGCACAAACCGACCTGCCCGCTGACATCCGCGAACTCACAGAAAAGCTGCCCCAACCGTCTGACTAAATTGAGCCAAGTCAGGTTTTCTGCGTCTTTGTTTCATTTTCAACCGGTGTTCCTCGCGGAGAGCACCGGTTTTTTGCGTTCCTAGGGCGCTACATGAGCAATTTTGTACACGTAGGCTGTTTCTTATATCTCCGACCTACGAAAACGCGACACATGCAAAAGTTATTGCACAAAAATTGCTCACGATGACATGTCAACCTTATTGGGGGTGTTGGAATCGATTGCGCCTTACCATGGAAAAGGTAGACCGCATGGAAAAGTAGCAAAAAGAAGAATCGAGAGCTCGCATGAATAGCGTAATTGATACGCATGTCCACATTTATCCAGCACCGTACCTCGACATGCTCGAGAAGGCGGGTGTCGACCCCGCCAGTACAAAGATCGCCCGCAATCTGGGGGCGGCTTCCACCCCCAGACGATATTGAAAAACGCCTGCTGTGGATGGATCGCGCCGGTGGAGGATGCTACTGCGGTGTTGCAGCTTCTGAAAGAGGATATTCCGAATCGCTATCCGCATATTCGTTTCCATATTGCACACTTGGGTGGGGATGTGCCGTTCCTAACCCAGCGCATTGAGGATAATTTTGAGGATTGGAGTGCGTTCCCACACTCCCCTGCGCAGACGCTGCGAATTTTTATGAGCCCTCGTTGCGTATGGCTGCGGAATATTACGGGGCCACCCAAGTGTTGGCTGGATCCGATCACCCATATTTCTAGGAGGAGAAGTATGTGCGGCGTTTGA